TTCAGCTACTTCCCTCATTATAGGTTGTATAGCTTTACTAACAGTTCCTAACTCTACGTCACCAATTCTTGCTGTACCAGCGACTGTTCTTAATCCATCTGGTGCTAAAAATATTAAGTCACCACCAATCTCTTGAATACTATAACCACTTAAACATCCTATACTTTCTGTAATAGGGTCAATACGAATATTAGAACTATCGTTTATATTTATTAATTTATGAATACTGTTTTCAGCAAAAACTATTAAGTCTGTTCTAAATCCTTTAATACCTTGTATTTGGTCTGATATGGTTACAGAACCTGCACCAGAACCTGTAAAACTATTAGGGTCATTATATTCACTATAATATACAGTATTTAAATTATTTCCTACTCCTGCTGCAATTAAATGTTGGTCATGAATAGCAATATACTTTACACCGTTAGTACCATCTACAGTTATTTCTTTTGTAAAAAATGTTCTAGTATTTAAAGCTCCTGTACCTTCCATTCTAAAAGACCAAAGCTTATTAGCACCGTCAGCTATAATTACTTCACCGTAATCAAATGTTGCACCTTCAAAAAGTACAAACTGACATTGCCCTTGTCCAGTTCTTGCAGTTGCTGACTTACCTGTAAAAGTTGAATAGTTGTCACCACTACCTGCAGATAATTTATTTATTTGTAACCATGTAGCTCCATCGCTACTAAAAAATATATCAGTTCCTGCACAAGTTATAACACCATCTGCATAGGGAAATACTCCTAGTATAGTAGTAGCTCCTCCAGTTGGTTGAGTTGCACTACCTCCACCAAACTTAGTAAATCCACTAATTCTTCTATAACCACCTTCTATAGCCACTTCAAAGTTTTCTAACTCTGTAGCTACACCGGGTCTTCGTAGCAAATCAATCTGATTAGAAGCAGTAACTAAACCGCCTTCACATGCTACTGTAAATGGTTGTGAACGTGCCATAATTTAAAAGTATCTTCTATCGTCTGTCATATACTTAGGCGTTGGATTCATAAGATTAGATTTCATATATTTTAATCCTTTCTTATAATCATCCAATGCAAAAGCAGCCTGTTGTGGACTTTCTTTAAATTGCCAGACATAATATCTCATTCTAGCTGTTACAATATTACTGTATTGCTCTGGTAAAACCATTGAGTCATCGTAAGCTGACAAAGCAGTGGGTCTTACGAAAGCATAAAAGTGTATATTATAAACTTTATCAGGGATTGGACTTAATCCAAACTTCCTGCTATCTGGAGACTTAATTACAAATTTAGGTTCTCCATATGTTTGTGAGTTAGCATCATCTTCATTCTCACTATCTCTGTAGTATCTTTTCCAATCATCAAGAGTTAAAAATCTTAACCCTTTAGAAACATAAGGAGCTGTTTCGCCACTTACGTTAATTGTTGTTACATAAAAATCATCCCAATCTATTGAAGCATAGTCTGTAGTGATACTAGAACTATCAGCTTTCAACGTATAAAATCTTTGACCTGCTACTGTAGCAACTGTTACATTCCCATAAAAAGGGTCTGTAGAGCCACTAACTCCAGCAGAAAAGAAAGGTAATTGAGGTTCTTCGTTAGCTATATCAAATATAGATTTATTAACAGTATCTTTTACAAACTTTTGTAGACCTGTAGCGTTTGCAAAGTTTGCAGCAGTCAACGGAATCTCATTGAGTTCTCTTAATACTTCGTTAGTTAAATCTAGATATGTAGTAGCCATTATTTTTTGCCTTTAGCTTTTTTCTTTGCTGTTTTACTTAACTCATTAAAATGAAATAATCTTACACTTGTTTTAGTATGAGATTTGTTTGTATGTAACTGTCCATTAGGCATTTTATGCATACTGCCTTTATGTTCAGTACCATCTCTTTTATAATGTTTTACTCCTTTAGCCATGATTAATTAGGTTTAGCTTGTGGCATTCCACCATCAGCGTACATCATTCTACCCATACCAGCTTTTTTTCTTTTCATTCCGTTCATGCCACCACCCATCATTTTTTTACGAGCTGTGCCACCGTACATCATTTTTTTCTTTTTCTTTTTATCCATTCCGTAATCCATTATTTCTCCACCTTATTTTTTTCGTTATAGTATCCCTCTTTTAAGCTGTCATTATATCCAGCCATTTCCTTACACATTTCTTCTTTTTCTTTTAAAGATTTGTAGTAAGAAATATTTCCACTTGGTTTTGGGTTTCCTGTCATGTTTTCGTTTTCCATTTTATTCCTCAAAAAAGGAGGAGTCCTAAGACTCCCCCAAATGATTATTCTTAATCAATACCGTAGAAAGCAGTTACTAATGCTTCAGGTCTAAGAACTTTAGCTCCATAGACATGAAGACCTCTCACGATGTCGCCAAAAGAACTTGGGTCTCTTAGGACTTCTGTTGAAAGAATTGTATTAGCAGTTGCAGTAGATGAAATATGTCCACCTAAACATTTACCAGCAGCATTAGATGTTGCAGCAATGTTGTTAGATTTGTACATATCAAATCCTCTTAGTTTTCCACTTGATACTAAACCATTTCTAATTGAACCTTGACCTGCGTTGAAGTCTACAGATAACAATTTAGAAGAGGCTTGACCTAGAACTTCGTAGAAGTCAGGACCAGCAACGAACCATCTTCCTTCTTCAGGAACATTTTGCTCGTCTAATAGTCTTGCCATTCTAGCCATAACGTCTATTGGGTCATGCTCGTTAGTACCAAAACCAATGTCCAAGTTACCAGTACCGTCAAAAGTTCCAGCAGCTAAGTCAGTAGCATTGTCAGTACCTAACACGTGGTCAGGTGATGAGCTTGAAACTCCTGAGAACATAGTTGCGATAACAGCAGCATCATATGAATCTCTTAAAGCATAAGCAGCAGATGAACTAGCTACTTCTTTAAAGTTTACATGTGACATATTTGTTTCAATATCATCTACGATGAATTTGAAAGCTTTAGCACTGTCAACAACTAATGTTAGTTCTTGGTCAGTTAGTTTAGTTGCAGTAGTGTCGCTACCTCTTGTATAATCAGAGACAGAGATTACTGGTTCTTTGATGATTTTTACTGAGTCTCCGAAAGCTGAGATTTCACCGGCATAGTCGGTGTTAGTAATAGCTTCTACAACCGAAGATTTTCTAAAGAAGTTTAAAACCTTTTTAGAGTAAACGGAAGGTAGGAAGAAACTATTAGTTTGTCCAGCTACGGAGTTAGCAAAGTTAGCATCAGTATCTGTTGAGGGTTCAAAAAATTGAGCCATGATACATTCTCCTTGTAGTTAAATATAGTTTACTTTACGATTCTGCCTTCTTGCATTGCATCTGATATTTCCTGTTCGTACTTATCAAATTCTGCAACACTCATGGCAGCAATCTCCTTTTCAGACCAAATCTTTTGTTGTTTAGGTTCTACACTTGTTGTTTTTGTAGATACCATATCAGCAGCAGATTTTCTAGTCTGTTTAGAAGATGACTTTATCTTTGTAGGTTCAATACCAAAATCTTTTTTAAACAAATCTAAAGCACGTGAAGCTAGGTCAGCATCTTCAGCGTTATTGTATATCCAATCTTGAATAGACTTAGGCTGTTCTTTTGCCCAACCGTGGAAGTCATCACTGTTTCTAATATCTTCAAAATCAGGATGTTTTTCCATCAACCTTTTTTCTGCATCTTGTCGTACTAACTGATTCTCTCTTTCTTGAAGTTTACTAAGGCGTTCTTCTAGAACTTTTGCTTTAGTCTCACTTTGCATGTGAGCAACAGTTTCTACAACTTCGTAGACATCAGGATATTGATTTTTAAAATCTTCAAGTTCTTCTTCAGTTTTTGGAGCTTTATAGTCAGTTCTATTTTTAGTAGCTTCTTCTATTAACTCTTGTTCTCTGCTTTTGAACTCATTAAGTTTACTATCGTAATGTCTTTTTAAATCATCATATCTTTTTTTATAATCTGGTTTCTTATAAGGTACATCCTTTTTAGATTCCAGTTCTTCAGTATTTACACTTCCTTCTTCATTTATTTCAGTAACATCGTTACTTTTAAATAACTTATTTGAAGGCTCTTCAAAATACAAAGATTCTGATGATACAAAAGGTTTATCTTCTGTGTGCCATTCTTTTTTTGCATTATAAGGATTTGGCGTATCCTCTGCTTGGACTTTATTAGTCATTTTCTTTTCTCCTTACTCAGGGCTTCGTTTAACAAGGTAGCTGCGGGTGTCGACTGTGCAGGGCTTGTTCTTGTAAAGGTAGCCTTTCGGGTTAATATATGATAAAGTGCCTACGCTAATAGGGTAGCTCTATCTTCCATATCCTGCTCCATGTACCGGTGGACGTTTAAAAGGCATTTCCTCATAAAGAGGATTGTCTTCTTCACTTACTGAATCAAGTAGAGAACCACTAACACCTGTTTGCTCGGTCATAGGACCTTTTTCAACTCTAATAACTTGTTCAGTCATAGGGTTTTGCATAGGCATAGTTTCTTCTTTTAATTCACCACCTTCTTGAAGCGGTTGTCTTTCATCTGCTTTCATTTCTGCATCTTTCATCATAGCCATTAAATTGTCAGCTCCGATTTCTTCTACAGCTTTTGCAGTAAAGACAAATTCTCCGTCAGATAACCTAGCAGGTATACTGTCAGAGACTCCTGAACCCGGACCTTCAACAGGACCAGCTCCAGCAAATTCTTGAGCAACGTCTATGACTTTATCAAATATCATAGCTAGTTCCTCATCTTGTTCTAGTTTGGACATAAGCATATCTTCTTCTTCTTCTGTTAATGCTTCTTCCATAATAAATTTTGTGTATCCATCTTCCATGTCATCATCTGATTCCATAGGCATCTCAGAATCCATTTTAGATTCCATTGGCGGTGCCATAACCATCATCATTTGGTCATCTATTGAACCACCTTCTTGTTTTTGATTTCTTAAATTTTTTAAATCCTTTGCATCAATAGTTCCATCACCATCAACATCTAATTTCTTTTGGTCTCCTACTAACTTACCTTCAGCTTTTTTAACTCTATCGCTTTGAAATTTTTCAGGTAAAACAAATTGATATTCTAATCCTGCATCACTATAACCTTTATTAATCATACCTGCTAATTGTTCATTAGTATACATATCACCTAATTGATTATTAGCTTTTCTCATGTCAGTAAAAACTCTTAAACCTTCTCCACTGTCTCCTAAACTTCTACCAAGACGACCAAACAAACCTGTTCCTTTTTTAAAGTAATCGTCACCGTATTCTTTGGCATATTTTACTTCTTCTTTTACCATAGACTTTAATCTTTTGTCTAAGATACTTTCATCTGTACCAGTAGCAAAACCTAATCTTTCTTCATCTTTTTGTAACATCATTTTTCTTCCTTCCTAGTAATTGCCTCTTTAACCTGTAGGTCCAACTGCTCTAGGCGTACCAGAGAATTCACCTTCCCCTGCAACCGGTACATTTCCTGTTCCGATGTTGCCACCACCAGTGCCTGTAGGTCCAAGCTCTTGAGGTTGTTCAGGTGTTCCTTGAATGCCTCCCATAGCTCCGGGTTGCCCGTCAGTAGGTTGAGTCTCCTCGCCAATCGTTTGTCCAGCATTTTGCATTCCTATTATTTGAGCCATTATTGCAGCTTCTTCAGGGTCGTTGAGTATTTCATCAGGGTCTAAATCTAAGCTGTAGGCTAGTTCACTTACGAGTTTAGAAATTTTAACAAAAGGTGCAATAGCAGGGCTTTGTGCAGTTTGTAAGAACATTGTCAATCTTTGAGAACGTACTTCTTTCTGCATCAAGCTATTTGTACCAGTAGCTTTAACTTCTAAATCACCTTTTACATCCAACTCATCTTCTAGGAATTGCATGTTCCACTGGAAATAAGCTTCTCCAAGTGGCTTTAATAAAAAGTCATCAAGGTTTTTGATAACTGTTTTAATATTTAAACTTGATGCTCCAAGTAACATAGACATACCAGAAGCAGTCCTTGTCATACTTTGAACACCTGTTTGTCCGTGTGAATAACTAGGTATACCTGTTTGCTCGTCTGCAAGTTGTCTAAACTTATCAAACATCATCATGTTCTCTGGTGCTGTATTAGGAAACTTTAAACCATGTATAGCTTGTCCCGGCATTCCAGCTTGTCTTCTGAATATTTTACCCGGATATATTTCCATTGATTGTCCACCAACTAAAGCAGACTCATCTACATCAAATACCAAAGAACCAGCCATTGCTAAATTATCTACAGCCATTCTTGCATGACCGTTCATAATCTGTTGACTGTCATCCATATTTTCTGCTACACCAATACCAAAGAAGTTATATGGGTTTCTTTCGTATGGGAACGAATGATATGGTATTCTGTATGGAGTAAATGGATTTATTACAGCTCTTAAAAGTTGGTCTCCACATATCCATACGTTTACTTGAACTTCATCTAAATCATCGATATCATCGTTAAGTTCAATACCTACTTCTCTAGCATATTCTGCATCCATGATTCCCCAATACTCAATAACTTCAAAGTTATTATCGTAAGATTCATCAGCTCTTGCATCATCTTTTAGAGAAGATTCAAAATCTTTTTCAATATAATTAGGACCCATTTGAATACATGCTCTAATTGCATCTTCATCAAAGTAAGGCATATTACGTAGTTGCCTTAATTGACTTCTATTCATTTTATGTCTATGGATTACATATTCACATTCATCCATATTAGTTGCTGATGGGTCAGGATAAAAATCCCAGCAACTTACAAATTCTATTCTAGGTACTCTAACTTCTAATGGGTTATAAGTTCTTTCACCATCTTCACCTGTATCCCACTTGTGAAGTTTTTTATTAAAATTAAATGGTCCTTTTACAATCCCTGTACCAAGTAGAGCAGATTCTAAAAGAGCATTTCTTAATTCTGAGTTACCGTTTGATTCTTCAATCTGGTCATGGATTAGTTTTTCCATTCTTCTTGCAGCTCTTTGTGCAGGAGATAACTCTATTGCTTGTGGGTCAGGACTTGTACCATCTGTAAGAATACCAGCTTCTTCAGCTTGGTCTTCAAGACTATCTTCAAATATACCGTTGTAAAAACTAGCACCCGGTTTTAAAGTTCTACCGTCTCCTTCATAACCAACATCATAAGGACTATCTATTCTATTACCAATATCATCTGGTATCTCACCTTCTGATGTTTCTATTCCCGGTACAGGATTAGATATATCAAGGTGTGCATAGTCTGTTTCTCCTTCAGGTATTTTAGTTTCTGCTATACCAATAGGAAACTTACCTGTACCAAAGATAACATCAACAAGTTGACCAAAAGCAGCGAGTACTTTTGTTTTGGTTATCTTAACAAATATTCTAGATTTTTCAGAGTCTCTAAATTTTACAGATTTATTATAAAGACCTCTATAGTTTTCATATGCTCGTAACCATCTTCTTTCATCAGTCTCTCTAGCCTCTTCTGCTTGAGCATATCTACCTTTAATTATACCAATAAGATTTCTACGCTGGTCATCAGGCAATGTTAAGTTTTTACCAGACTCACCTTCTACTTCTTCGTAGATGTAATCAGCATTTAAAAATGTATTATCTTGTTCTGCCATCTATTAATATCCAAATGTAGAATCTACTGGTCTGTACATTTCACGTTTTAAACCTCTAATCCTTTCTAATGGGCTTTCCATTCTTGGTCTACTCATTATCATATAACGTAAAGCATCATATGCGTGGTCTGAAGCTTTTGTATCAACATCTTCAGGATTAGTTTTAGATAATGGTATAGACTGTAATTCTCTTATTAAGTTAGGACATGTATTAAATATCTGTAACTTAGGTCTACCATTCTCTCTAATCTTTAAATACTCGTGTATTTGTATCTTACCTTGTATTCTATTCTTATCAGCTCGTCTTAATTTATGACCAGCTCTAATTAAACTTTCTCCTACAGTTGGACCAGTTGTACCTGTTCTTGCCCAAGCTGCTGTATCTAGAACACCATTTACTGAGAAAGGGTCTTCTGTCTCCATATCTGTTATTATAGCACCTAATTCTTCTCCTGTCAAGCCTTTTTTGTATAATTCTCTATAAATTATCAAAGTATTGTCATTTATGTCCATTATTCCCCATAAACAACAGGATTCTGCAGCATATCCATAGTCAACTGCTTTAACTCTTTCCCAGTGTACAGGCAATTCAAATGGTGTAATTATATGATGTTCAGGACTAAATTCTACAAATGCAGCTCCTTCAGCTACATCCCAGTTACCTTCAAGTAGTTGTCTTCGTTGAATGGGTGGTAAAGACTTAAGCATCTGCTCATAGACTCCATCCTCTGCAAGGTATGGGTTATCAGCAAGTTTGGCAGGTATAAACTTACGAGTTAATCCATCAGCTCCAAGAAATGATTTATTAGATTCACTAGGCTCTATATATCTTTTCTTTACCCAATGAGAACCAACACCACCGGGGTTAGCAGTACAGCGTAAGTATGTTTGTATTTCTGGGTCAGTAGTTCTAAGACGTGAAGCAAGATAGTTCCAACTAAACTCTGTAGGTAGATGAGTTATCTCATCAAAACCTATCCAACTATATGCTTGTCCTTGATAACGGTATACGTCTGCATCTCTCTCAAGGAATCCAAACTCAACCTTTGCACCGCTTGGAAAGTTCCAAAGCTTTTCTACTTCTCTGAACTTAGCACCGGGAAATGCTTGTGGATATAGTTCACGAGACTTATCAATCATTTCTCTAAGCTCTGGCATAGAACGTCTTAATATTAAAGCTCTATGGTCTTTCTTGTGTGCGTATCTTAGTGGGTCAACAATCATGGCATATGACTTACCACCACCAGCAGCTCCACCGTATAACACATCTTTCTCACCAGCAGCAAGGAAGTCTGTTTGTGGACCTTCGTTAGCGTGGAAAAATACATGATGATTATCAAGTACTTCTTTGACAGCTTTAGGTAAGTTGTCTAACTCATCAGGCGTGACAACACCTTCTTTAGTGTTATCAAGTTTTTGAAGTGTGTCTTTTTGTTTCTTGAACGATTTTCTAGCGTTGTTTAATTTTTGTTCAAGCTTTTGAATGTTCTTTTGTTTACGAGTGATAGTTCTACGTGCTGCATCTTGTGCATCTTTAGGAGGTCTACCACCTTTTTTACGAGGCGTACCATCTTTCTTTCTTACAAAGTTACCGTCTTTATCTTGCAAGTAAAGATGTGGGTTCAGTTCCCAATCTTTCGCTTCGTAATCCATATTTTTTATCTATGTGTTTTTTTAAGCCCGGAGCAGACATTCGTCTGTCCGTCTTATATTCTAACCAATCACATGCAGCTTGTAATGATACTTCTTCGTTTACTACCATGTTCTCAGCTATTTGTAATGCTTCTAACTCTTCATCAATAGGTTTTAAAAAAGAACTAGCCTCATCAACTAACTCATATCCAAAAGGTATGGTTGATGTAGCTCTTCTTATGTAACCTTCTTTCATTTTACTTTTCTATAAGCTCTTGTTTTTCTTGCAACTTTCTTTGGCTGCTTACTAAACTGTTTTCCTTTTTTAGTGTCTTCTCTTTTTTTTCTAGTTGTTCTGGCGTATTCTTCTTTTGAGAGTGCCTTAATAGCCTTCTCCGGGAGATACCTTTCCCCTGTTTCTGACGATTTCTTACCACTTTTGGTACGCCATTTTTGTTTGGTCCATTGTCTAAGACTCCTTTGAGACTTCTTTAAGTTTGACATTATTTATAACCACCACCTTTAGCTTTGTATTCTTTTGCTAAGAGCTGGGCTTTTCGAGCTGACCATTGCCCGGCTTTACCACCCTTGGTACCAGCTTTAATCTTCTCGAAAAGCCTCTTACGCATAGTCGGCTTCGTATAGTTACCGGCTTTATTGACTGTTGATTTAGTCTTCTTTTTTGTTGGCATTTTCGTCTCCTTTCTTCTTTTTACCGAAGATTTTATCCCAGTTATCGCTAAACTCATCACGAGTAACATTACCGGGTTTGCCTTGGTTTCTTCTCATAGAGAGTCTACCATGTTGTTTGTGTAAGGCTTTAAACTTGATTCCTCCAAGGTGTGGCATATTTTATAATCCTAACCAACCTTTAACGGTTTCAATCCATTCAGGTTTCTTTTTATTTATAATAACACCTGCTATTATTAAAGCTACTATTATCCCTATTAGTGTATCCATATTTACTCCTATTTAGTTATCATGCGTATAACTTTATTTATACGCCCACACTTCATAAATTTATGAAGCTTATTTAATAATTTTACCATTTTACTTTATCAGCCCAATAAGCTGCTGACATTTTTCCTTTTGCTATGTTCTTAGCATGACGAGCTTTAAAAGATTTACGTTTTGCTTTCATTCTTGCTGATTCACCTGCTTTAGGTTTACCTGCAGTCTTAGCACCCTTTTGACCAAACCTAATAGTCTTTATCTTGTCACCTTCTTTAGCAACAACTATGTGTGATTTCTTAGGGTGATTAGGAGTTCGTTTAGGTTTATTAAAACCAGATACTCCTGCTCTTGCTAGTCTAGGGTCTTTTTTGCTCAATGTACTGTCCTCTTTTTAACGGTTGTATCGTGTTGTAGTTCTTGGATTTCACCCAGTACTAACAATCCATACTGTATTGCTATTCTATTTGCTTCGGCTACTGTATCAGCTTTAATATATGGACCAATAGCTGCTCCATCTTCATTAACGTGTTCAGTTATCCAAAGTTTCATATTCGCCATCCTCTGCTGTAATGTCTATCGTATGTTTTTCTGGTAATATAAATATACCACCACTAACATTATGATTGACATCAACCTTATCTGTTTTAACAACACCAGCTCTATCCAGTATTGTTTGTGCAGCAGCTAATTTATTGTTAGCTTGTGGTACAGGCTTGTTAGAATTCATAATTTCTATAAGCTTGAATGCTGCTGTAGGGGCTTCCCTTGCAAGTACGTCACTGGCAATATCTACTACTTCGCTTTTAAGAGATTTTAATATTTGATAGTGATTGCCTGAATACCCTGCAAGTTCGGCTGACTTTTTGAAATCCCCACCTGTCTCAACAAGATTGTTTAGAAATGCTTGTTGCTTTTCTGTGAGGTTTCTTTTCTTTTCCGGTAAATATGACATACCCTATATTATAGACATCAAATAAGATTTTGTCAAGTACTTTTAAAGTTTTTAAAGTTTTTTCAAATAAGTCTTGACAAATGGAAAAAAGATGTGTATAATAAAGTTGAAAACGTCCCCCGGTTTAAATACATACATAGCCCACCAAAGTATCATCATAATTTTTATATAATTATTCATAAACCCCTATAACTTGTTATAACAAACTTAACAAAATACTAGGGGTTTTTTTATGTCTAAAGGTTTATAAAGTTTGTGAAGTTTTAAAGCTTTATAAAGCCCAACTGGTTAATGTCAATATTGGTTAGAAATGTATGTGATTTACATATATATAGGGGGTGGGGGTGGGTGGCTCCTGCCCTGCCCACTTTACAAGCGTTGTATAAAAATTATACAGTTTATCAAGACTTTACAAGCTGTATAAAAATTATACAGTTTTAAAAGTTGTATAAATTTTATACAGTTTTACCCTAAACTTTTAAAGACTTTACAAGTTGTATAAAAATTATACAGTTTTTAAAGTCTAGTTAATGAGCCGTTAAAAGTTTATAAAGTTTATAAAGTTTACTTTTAAAACTTTTAAAGCTGTATAAAATTTATACAACTGTATAAAAATTATACAATTTACTAAACTTCATAAGACTTATAACCACTTATAACCAACACTTATATTACTGTTCTCGTGATATATAGCTGTATAAATTTTATACAACACCACCTCTGAAACCCGCATTATTACAGCATTTAAAAAAGTGTTGCATTCTCTTTTTATTTCATGTTTATAATAGTTCATTATTGAAACATAACATAATTAAAAGGAGTAAATTATTATGGACTATAAACAAAAACTAAAAAATGATTTTAATGACTTTGATGAGTTATTAAATAATCCTAATCATGTTGTAAGAAGATATTTTACAGCTTTTATAAATGGGGACTATGGGGAAACTATTTATAATAAATGGGAAAAAAGATATAACGAAGCAACAACAGATAAAAAACTAAGGGCTTTAGTTATTCAAGCATTTTTAGAATACAATGCTTTAGATTATGATTGCACATCTCAACAAGTTCAAAGATGGCTAATGCAAAATATAGGTATTGAAAAACTAGAAAAGTTAAATATTGAATTAATAAAAGATATTATAGATTTAAAAGAGGTGGCATAACATGGAATATAAAATAATTGATTGGGCATATAATAGAATGTTCCCTAATAAAACTTTTAAAACTTTTGACCATGCTATAGCTTTTTTAGATGAAAGATTTAGTGAAGATGAAATGCAAGATATATTTGTAGTTCCTTGCAATACTAGATGTTATCATCAAGGCTATTGGTCTACTATGAATTAATTACTCCGTAAAAACTAAATGTTTTATAGCCCCTAAATATTGGGGCTTTTTTTTGTCTGTAATTTAATATTATGTTAGTAAGCACTAACTATCATAAGCATTATTTATATCTATAATGTATTATAAATTCTAGTGATA